AATCGGCTCGACGTCGTCGCGTTTGGAGAAACGAACCGACGCAGTGCCTTCGGCCGCGCCCAGCGCTGCAGACTCCACCACGCCGATAACGTCGTTCAGCGAGTAGCGCGAGTGCGAGTTCAGCAGAGGCGCTTTCCCGGACTGAAGCCGCTCCATGCGCACATGTGCCGGATCAAGGCTTAGTTCTTCCAGGTAGTACCGGTCGTTCCAGAAGTCGTAGCGGCGCACACGCGCGCCAGTGGTCCAGACCAGGTCAACCGTGCGGGTCTCGGTATTGACCGATGAGATCGGCGCGAGCCGTGTTTGCAGGCCCAGGTCGCGCGACTCGCTGCGCGGGGCCGTCTGTGTAGTACCGGGCATATGGCCCCTCAGAAATGACGAAGCCCCCAGGCCGTGAGGCGTGGGGGCTTCTGGTTCAACGTTGAAAACTGCTACTGCGCGCCGAGCATTGACGCAAGTAATTCCGGTGGCAGCGCTTTGGACGACACAGCTGCATCAGCGTCAGAGATGATGCCGCGCGCCTTGAGATCCGCACGTTCCCGCTGAAGCTCCTCGAAGACTTTTTCTGGGTCATCGCCGCGAGCGCGGATTACCTCGCTCAGGCTGGTCACACCACCGCGCATTTCTTCTTTCGCCGCTGCAATGTCTTTCAGCGGATCTTGCGATTCCCATCGCGGCATCGTCCACACGTAGCGCGCCGGCGCAACGCGTTGCTTGCCTGCGAGCACCGCTGTGGCCTGGAAAACCTTGGAGACTCGATTGAGTGCCATCGGCACCAAGGCCAGCCACTGTTCCTGCCGCACCATGCCTCGGTAATCGATCATGCCGGCACGCAGGCTGGAGTAGTTCACCTGGGAAAGATCACCGGTCATCTTTTCGTAGGTTGTCCGCGCCCCTGCCGCAATGGCGTGCAGTTGCGACGACGTGTACTCCCCGTAGCCACCACTTGAATTTGGCGACCCGAACGTGACTTCCTCGGCATTGCCGATGTACTTGATCATGCCGGGTGAGACTTTCTCGTTTGCCCGCCCTTTGCCGTCAGCACCACGCACCAGCTCAGTCGGTCCAGTGCGCTGGCTTTCATCGTCGGTACGGACAAAAACCGCAAAGCAGGCTTCGATCTTCTTACGCACCAGTTCCGCTTGCTCGTAGTCAGCCATATCGCGCAGCCGCATCAGCGAAACGGAAAGTTCGGCCACACCACGCACCTGACTTGGCCGGCGTTTTCTGTAGTAGTGCAGAACCTGTTCGGCCGAGACACGCTGACTCACCAGGCTGTAACGACGATAGTTGGCGACCTCTCCAGGATGGACAGGGAACAGCCAATACGCGACCCGGTTACCTAAGGGGTCAAACTCGATACCAGTGATGGCGTAGTTGCCATTGTTCATTGGTCCGGTTTTGGACTCATCCAGATGATCAGGTTCAAGCACCTGGACCTGTAGCGGCACAGGCAGGCCGCTTGCCGGGTCACGATGATGGAACCGCAGCAGTGCCTCCCCTACTTCGCGCCGCGTCCGGTGCAGCAGCTCGATTACGCCGTGGAAGTCCAACTGCCCGTCAGCATCGGCGTAGTCCAGCCAGTCATCCCAGATCGGCTGGGCCGGCGCTTTTGCCACCACACCAATACCCACGGTGTCGGCAACCAGCGAGTCCAAAGCCTTGGCCGCGTACTCGTTGTTGCGGATCATGTCCCGGCAGCGATTTCGCATGCGAGACATGGCCGGGCCGATCTCGGCATTCGCACTGCCGCCGGTTGCACGCCAGCCCGCCGTACGCCGCCCGACCTGGGCAGCGTCGTAGCCACGAACCATATCCAATGCCATGCGCGCCTGCGCACGCCTTACCGCCGTCGACGGGCTGAATACCTCGATCGCGCGATCGATGAAACTCATGTCAGTCCCTGTCGAAAATGGTCAATGACCCCGGCCCGCGATTGCTCATGGTCGGTGCTGCAAGCGCGCCCTGCCCCTGCAACCGGCGACTGATGAATGCATGTGCATCGATCAGTTCCTTCATGTTGCGGTAGGTCTGCGACTTTCCGTCGTAGGTCACGGTCAGCGTGCCGCTGCCAATCGCAGCTTCGATTGCGTTCAGTTGGTTCAGTGTGAATGCCATCAGTCCAGCCACCCATCGTCGACTCCAAGCCAGTTGTCGGAATCGTCGGGTGCGGCGGTAGCGGAAGTAACTTCCAACACCGCTTCGCCCCTGGTTTCAGTGACGGCCACGCGCACCGGCTCAGCCGGCACGGCCGGGGCCGGAGTTATTGCCGCAGCAGCGGCAAACATGTCTTGCGTGTGCGGCTCCAGCAGCGACTCCAAGGCCGCCCAATCGGCCTCAGTGAAGCGGTTGAGCCGCAACCGAGGGTGGTAGGCGCAAGCCAGGTTGTAGACGTGCAGATCAAGCACTTCCTGACGTGGCCGGATCTTTACCCACACGTCTTTCGCCGGGTTGTAGATCTCACCGGTTAGTTGCTCGTAGTGCTCGTCATCCAGGTCGTCCGGGAACCGCATGCGATACGCGGCCGGATCTACGCCTTCCTCACCGTCTGCGGCCAGCGCGCCGAATATCCGGTCCTTGGCGGTGTCGGTGCCGATCGGCCAGAGCTTCACGCCCTTCTTGATCGTCCGGCCCTTCACCGTCACGTCCTGGTCTGTCGGTCGACCGATGACAGGACGATGCTTCTGCGACGTCCCCTTCAGCGCGAACACGCCTTCGTGCTGCCTGGTTCGCACGTAGTCATACACATCGTTCGTGCGTGAACCACCCGAGTCGATACCGCACAACTGGATGCGCATCTGCTGGCCGTCGGCATTTACGAAAGGCTTCGCGCGGTACGCATCCAAGTCGCTCCACACCTGCTGCAAGGCAGGGTCGCCATGCAGAATCACATGCTCGATGGTGCTGACCGTCATCCCACGACCCCAGCCGATTACCAGAACCTCCAGGCGGTCGTTCTGCGTGTCGACCGAACAAGTGAGCACCAGTGCACCGCGCGGCACTTGGCGGCTCTTGTAGGGCCACGCACGCGCCTTGATCAGCTGCCACTTGGCTTCGACGCTCTTGTCCTTCCAGCACTGCGCAAGTTCGTTGTTGATGAACCGGATCATCTTCAGCACGTCGCCCTGCGCGTCGAGCCAATCCCGCACAAGCTCGACCCATGGCCGCCACCCCAGTGGGGCGTACAGGCTGGACAGGTGGAATGATGCGGTCTTGCCATCGCCCGGGGCCGTGGGCATCCAGTACGCGCCGTCGTAGCCGCGCGTTTTCCACGCGTGCTCTGGGCTGCCAGCGCTGCACACCGTGCAAAAAAGAAGCACCGTTTCCGGTGCCCCGTCTTCCCACTTCATGTTCCGCCAGTCAAATGCCTGCGGCAGGCTGCAATGCGGACATCGTGCGAAGTACTTTCGCTGGTCCCCTTGATCGTGCAGCCGCTGGATTTGCGACTTGCCGTCGATGGTCGGCGTACTGTTCGCGAAGATCTTCGCGCGGCTGCCGAAATTTGACGTGCGGTTTACGGCCAGGTCGAAAGGGTTGCCCTGGCCGTCGACGTTCATAGGCCATTCGTCGATTTCCTCGGCCAGTACATAGCGCACCGTCGTCGACTTCAGGCGACCGGCAGCCAGCGAAGTGACCAAGTTGATCATTCCGCCGGGGAATTTCTTCCGCAGCTTGGTGTTGTCTGATCCCTTTTCACCGGCGCGCTTGACCCGCTTCCGCAGTTCCGCCGTGGAATCGCGCATTGGCACGAACCGGTCGATCTCCCACTTCTCGGCATCCGCTTCCGTGGCGAACACGGCCAGGATGTTCCCAGCAGCCGATGTAATGCTGCGACCGATGAAGTTCTCGCCACATGCCGAGCCACCCAGCTGGTGACCCTTCTGCTGCGCAACGATCTTCACCCAACCGTTGTCGAGTGGCGTAGGGTCATCATGCGAAGCGCGAGTGGTCGGGCTTGGCATCCCGGAGAGCGCATCCATAACGCCGACCAGGTAAGGCGTGCGCTCATTACGCCACTTGCCGGGCTCGGGGCTGGACGGCGGCAGCACGCGGTACTTTGCGGCCCAGTCCGCAACGCCTATCTGCTCGTCAGGCTGCAGCGCCTCGTTGATGGTCCGCAGGAATGATTCAATCGCTCCCATCGATACTGTCCTGGTCTTTGAGTAGCGCCCCTGCGTCGACCGATTGCAAAGCCGCGATCAGCTCCGACGTCAGCAACGCTTCCACGCGCCCCGCGTCGCTCTCGCCTGCCAACTGGTCGCGCAAGCGCACCGGCACATTCATGACCGCATCGCGCAACGTACGGAACGTCGTGAACGCCAGCCGGTTGGCCTCGGCCACGTCGATCAAGATGTCTTTGAGCTGCGCCAGCTCCAGCGCTTCCTTTTCGGCGCGCGTGGCCTCACGGCTAGACCGTGATGACAGGTATGCCGCCCTCACCGCCACATCAGCACCGACCGCCGCGTCAGCCGCCGACGGCGTCACCGCGCGGCTGGAAAACGCTTCTGGGACATCGTCGTCGCCGGGCAGATCATCGTCAGCGTCCAGCGGCAGCGAGTTTCCGATTTTTTTTGCTGCCTCGTGCTCCGCTTGACGCTGCTGGTCAGCCACGGATACCCGGGACGGGTCGGTGTTTTTCTTCCAATCGATGTCGGCCTGCGTGGCGTCGATCTTGCCGGTTGCCGTCACCGAGATCCGGCCCGACGAGATGGCCTTCTGTACTGCGCGGAGGGAAACGCCCGCGTGACGCGAGTACGCCCGCTGACTCATTTCCGACATAGCGACTACCTATTGACTACCTGCATTGACTACCCGACTACCCAGGCTGACTACCCTGGAAAAGTCCGGTGACGAGAGAAAACATGGGGTTCGAATTACCCTTACAGGCGACGTTTTCAGGAAGGACCCGCAAAACGCACCAAAACGGTGCATAACCCCAAAAGCGTGGTGTAAATGCGACATAATCGCAATTGGCGCGGTCTGGATGAGACGGATTCGCATCCTCGCGGCTTCATCGGCCCGAGGTCATTGCCTCGGTCAGCGATTGACAAAAGATCGAGCCGAACTCGGCGTCGTACACCTGGCTGGCGATCTCGTAGAACGGCAAGCGTGGCTTGTAGGTCGGCTCGCGGCCGAACATCAGCACGGGCTTGATCGCACGGCCCAGGCCAAACCGGGTTTCCTTCCAGACCCCCATTGCCAGCCCGCCCTTTGCACCGGCCCGCTTGATGACGAAGTAGCGTTCGCCCAGCTTCTTCTTCGTGCCCTTGGCAGCGCGCTCGCGCTGGGCCTGGGTCTTGTTTGCCTTGTAGCCCTGCTCACCAAACGCACCGAGGAACGACATCAGCTTCACGATCTCGCTGGGTGCGATGTTGCCGTACCCGTCGAGCGCGGCACCTTGCCCCGGCATCGATAGCCGATCCGATGGCAGGATGCCGCGCCCACGCA